TCTGGTTTGCTTTACAAACTACTTGACTTCGTTGCTCAACTTTTCAACCCATTATTGTGGTTGTACATTAAATGGACTGCCACTTACTGGATGACCTGGTTCGCCAATGTGTTGGTTGAAGGTGAATTCGTGAGCCGCAAATGGGCCAGAAGAGAAGGTTTTGCTCCTGCTCATGGCACAGGGAATGTGATTGGTGCTTTTTCGGGTTTTATGGCCCGTTTGTCCATTGTCATTTCAGACATCGGTTTGCCTTCCTACCTTCGTGGTAGTGTTGGTAGTTACAACAAAGGCACCATGGAGGACACCCTTGAGATGATGAAAGATCTTGGCTGGCCTATCAATGTTGAATTACAAAACCCTTCCCATTTTGCGGAAAGGAGCGATTACTTTTCATGGGTGGTCACTGGTACCAACTGGCAACAAGGCATCCATTCCAGGAAAATGCAGGTTGACCATTTGTTAGATCCACTGCGTGTTAAGGCAGTGGAATTTCGAAGGTCAGAAGAGTATGTGACTGAAGAAAATGAACTTGAGTCATTGTCTCGTTATTTTAAATCTCCGTCCTTTGATTTTCCTGACCTTGAGTTAGATGATGCATGGTTCCTGTTAGGTGACATATTTCGTCACTCCAGGTTAACCCCCTTTAACTACATTATCAGGATGTGGGAAAAGAAACATGCTTTGGGAAGTTTCATGCGCGACCCAACACGACCTTGGAAGAAGCATTCGAGGAAAGATTTCATCAATTCAATAGGCTTCAAGGCCTTCAAGGAATTGTGGAGGTCTACCTTTGAAAAGGCTCCACTTATGACTCCTGTGGCTCATGTTTCAGTCAAAGGTGAAGCTTTGCCGCCTAGAAAATGGATGTTTGACAAGGTGCGCACTGTCATTGGTGTGCCCATTGGCAATTATATCATGTCAACCATATGGAATTATCAGCCCAATCATAATTTCAAATGGCGTGAGACTCCCATCAAGGTGGGAATGCCTTTAAATGGGTATTGGATGAATAGGACATACGAGGCACACAACAGATGTCAACACCATTTTGCAGGAGACATGAAAGAATTTGATTCCACTTTAACAGGTGGTGTCCTGGACATGATCAAAGCCATTCGAAAGAAAGGGTTTGAAGATCACAAAGAT